TTGTGGTCCAGTTGAACCTATACTACCTTGAGGTCCAATATCACCTTGAGGTCCTTGTGGTCCAGTTGAACCTATACTACCTTGAGGTCCAATATCACCTTGAGGTCCTTGTGGTCCAGTCGAACCTTGAGGTCCTACATCACCTTGAGGTCCTACATCACCTTGAGGTCCAGTTGCTCCAATCTGTCCTCCTCCACTTATATTACAACTTTCAATTAACTCACAAAATGATTGCGTAACGGTTAAGAATATATTACTAAATGATGTTATATCTGCTAATGGATCAATAGGGTTTGAACAAACTGAATATTTAAATGGCATCCTGAATGTTAATCTACATACAACTCTATTTACTTTTGAATCATTTCTATCCCACTCATTTATAATTGTTATATTTTCTATTAATCTTATACTATTTTGTCTATAATATGGGTGATTTGCTAATTCAGCAATTATTCCCTTCATAATCTCATCAACATCAGAAATTGTTTCAACTCCATTTAATTCATCTAATCTTAATATATCAGCAATAGTAACTTCAATTGTTGTATCTTGATGAGTGTATTTACCAACATCATTAGTAATAACCCTTGAATCTATGGGTGTCATATATAAATATGGAAATGATTTCATTTTATCATTTTCTCTATCTGGAGAACCAAATCCATAATTACCTCTGATATCTCTACTTCTAATAGAGATATCTTGAAAAATCTTATCTAACCAACTTATATTCTTTGTTGTATTGTTTGAACCTATTGCCATACCTTTTAATATATTTTTTTATCATTTTAATCTTGTCTATTCAATTCATCTACGTGGTCTAAATAAACTAACCAACTTAAAGATGATAAGAATGACATTTCATAAGCCTTATCTAAATCCAAAGCAAGTCCTTTCATTAACCTCATAATAAAATGATGCCACATAAATCTATTATTTACTTGTTTAGACTTTTGCTCTTGACCACTTTGTTTTATTTTTTCAAGACGTTTCCTTTTTCTTTCTTCTTTTGCTTCTCTTTCACTATCTGAAAGCTTTGGCTCTGCTTTTTTTGATTTGAAGTAGGGATTGTTTTTGAAGATGTTTTCCCTCCATTGTAAAAAAAAACAAGAATACCCCATACTTCTTCAACACTTAAATTATTTTTTATTAAATTTGCCCTCTCTTTTATTACTGATAACTTATCAAGTGGGGCTTGTTTAATTACCTTCTTACCAAAGTCATCAATCGTTTCAATTGATGGTCTAATTATTATTGATAGAATTAATGGTATAACATCATTATCTATACCTATTTTATTTTCAAGTATAGTTTGAATGCTTATTACTTCAGCATTAGTATATTCAGTAAAGTCCTCCCTTACACTATATAATTGACCATCTATTATGAATTTATAATTAATTTTATTTGGTGGTGTTTCAAATACCCACTTAAAAGCATCAAGAAAAGTATCCATATCTTCCATTTTTAAATTAGCTATAAATTCAACAGGACATCCAATCAATATTGAATATACTTCATAACTCAACATTATTCTCTCAATTGGATCTTCAATTGTGGCCATTTCATTTTTTAACTGCTCAATTTGTAAAAATGTGCTCAGTTTTAATTCACCCCAACTCTCTGATATGTTAGAGTATTCTTTTCCATTAAATTTAATTGTTAACATTTGGATAATAGTTTTTTAATATAGAAACAGCATCTCTTACACAAATACCGCAATTCCAATCTATTAGTTGGTGAGGACTTACATATTCCTCATATAATCTTTTTATTAATTTTTTATCTTCATTTGTGAATTTTATCTTACCTTGGTAGCAGTAAAATAAATTCCAATCTTCTTTTGACATTCTTTTTATTTCCATATTATATTATATCATTTTTTTCAAGTAAGTATAGAATAAATGAAGCTGATAAAGCTAACCATATATTCTGCCAAAAAATTAATCCTATCCAAAATCCACTACACTTATAACATTTAAATGGTTGTAATATAATAAACTTAATTATCTCTCTCATATTTTCATTTTTAATAACTTTAAATGGCAATAGGCTCATAGCCCTATGTAATGGTGTAAATTGAACCACAAACCAACCCAGATATATTATTTTAACTATTTCAATAACTTGTTCCATCTTTTTCTAATGCTTTTTCTTTCTATTAATTTATTATCTATTAAATACTCTAATAAACTTACCATTGTTTGTTTATTTTTAATACTAATATTCGAATATGTTATCTTATTGTTATGATATTTCTCTATTTTTCTTAGAGGCATCGGCTCCCTTAACTCATTATTTAAAGGATCAATTGTTTTCATATAATTACATCTGAATAAATGTGCTGAATACCAGTGAATAGTATCTAACCATTTATCTATTGCCTCAACCAACTCCATATCACTTAAATCAAAATTGTCCTCCCTATCATATATCTCATCAATAAAAGGGAGGACATTTGCGTGATTTTTAACATCAAAACTTGGATTAAATTTATATTTACTTTTATATCCATTTTTTTGTAACCAAATTGTTGATTTAATATAACCAACTAGACTACCATAGTAATATATGTTTTGTATGTGTGACTCTGATTTCTCTAATAGAGTTAAAAATAGTTCATTTTTGAAGTCATCTCTAAATGAAGGTGGTATATTTGAAGATAATGTTTGATTTATCTGTTTATTAGAATACATCTCTGTTATTATCTCTTCTTTTGTTTTAAGAAGTATATTATTTTGTTTTACACTCATATATCTATATATTCCATCTCAAAACTGGTTTTTATTACTTTTCTACATTTAACCAATATAAAAACTTCTTTTTGTTATCTTTTTGTGTTTTTTATGTGAATGTACACTATATCTTAGGGAATCAACCCCATCATCATTCATTTTTACAACTTCATCAAGTATTCTATCACCATCCGTTTTATATGAATATGTTTTATATTCTTTCCAAAGATTAACACTTTCAATATGAACAAATACTTCCATACTTTTTACCGAATCAATGCCCTCCTTTACTGCCTTATCTGCTGGGAAAGCTTTAAATCCTTTCCTTCTTAAATCTTCAATAACATCTGGTCTTGCACTATCAACCCATATATTTCTTTTCTTATCAACACCAATCAATTCCATTTTCATTATCAAGTCATTTGTAGTTAAACCACTCTCATATATTAGTTCCTTTACATAAACTCTATTATCAATGAACTTGGACTCAACAAGGGCCATAGGGTGGTTGAAACCAATATCAAGACCATAATGCACCTCATCTATGTTATACATCTCATCAACATATTGCTTAAAGTGAGTATAAACTCTTGTAGTTAAGGTGGCTCTTTCTCCTAAACAATATATTCTATAATATTCAGGACTCACATTTATAAGGTTTTCAATTTCTTCTACAATGCTTTTACTTAAAAATGGATTATTTTTGTAAGTTGATTTTATTAATATAGAATTTTCATTAGAAATCAATCCATATAAAAAACTTTCAGTGTCAGATGGATTAAAATCTATAAACATTGATTTAGTTGTTCTCATATTTAACTGGTTAAACTCTTCAAATGTTAATTCATTCCCCTCATTTATATAACACACGTCTCTTTTTCTACCTCTAACTTTCTGGTCATCATCTACAGAGAAGAATTCAATGAAAGATCCATTATCAAATTTATAAATGTGTTCTGTTTTATTATGGTTTGATACTTTGTAAATATTCAATTCTTTAATAATTTCAAATAGGTCTCGCATAACCGAACCTCTCAATGATGGAAATGACTTTCTAACTATTGAACAAGATAACTTTGGTGTTGTTAAGCATAATATAACAAGTAATTGTAGTATTGAGTAGGTTTTGGACGCTCTGGCACCACCTTGATTAATTATAAACCTTTTATGAGAATTATAAGCATCATAATTCCATTCAAAAACTTCTGTATGCTCTATTTGAACTTCCATATAAATTTACCACCTGTTTTTCTTTTATTATTAACACACATTGAAATTACTTTCCAACAAACACCAGTATAATCACTTGCTTCTCTTGCTGATTTATACTCAGATATTATATTACCACTTTTACTATATTGAATAACTGGTTTGTTATTTTTTACAATATGTGGTTTTTTATGTTTATATTTTTTATTCGTATTAATAGACTTATACTTCCATATGAAACCATTTGAGGTTAATCTATTACCTTTACAAACTTGACATATACCACTAGACGAACTTGAAGTTATTACAGAAGCCTCTTTTATGGATACAAACTCTTTTATGAAGTTTTCATTTAAATCATATTGAAAAACTACTAAAGATTTTGATTCTTTAAACTTTCTTATATGTTCTTCTGATGACTTAAGTCCCTTTCTACCAGTAAATCCATTTTTATATGCTTCTTTTGTTTTTTCTCTCATTTTTTTCTTTGATTCCTCTTTATGAATATAACCAAGGGCATTTTTTTTACCTAAATTATATTTATTACCTGTTGGTGCTATTCTTAATTTTTCTATTGTTTCTGGTGACCTCTTATGGTTTGAACCACCACCACTAGTCATATTCATACCATTATTAAATGAATCATATTTTTCTATATAAAAACACTCTCGTTCATCTAACATTTCTCTTTCAATGTCTTCTTCAATTACCTCAAATATGTGATTATCAAATCCATATTTACTTAAAGAGTTATATAGATGTGGTTGTGATTTACAAGATAATCTTCTATATCTACTTTTTCTTCTTAATAAATTAATCGTTTG